GACGAGACAGAAAAGTTTTGCCAAGACAAGGATCTCTATAACTCGATTCGTAAAGCAATCCTAATCCTAGACGGTCAGGATAAAGAATACGATAAGGGTGCCATTCCTAAACTGCTTTCCGACTCTTTGGGAATTAGTTTTGACACTAACATCGGTCATGACTTTCTTGAAGATGTGGAAGATCGTCACAAGTACTATCACCGTAGAGACGAACGTATTCCGTTCGATATCGAACTGTTGAACAAGGTGACTAAAGGTGGACTTCCTCGTAAATCTATGACCGTTCTTCTCGCCACAACCGGCGGTGGTAAGTCTCTCGTTAAATGCCACATGGCGGCATCCAGTCTTCTGTTTGGTAAGAACGTCCTATACGTAACGATGGAACTTGCTGAACAAGAAGTTGCTCGCCGTATCGACGCGAATATCATGGACATTACACTCGACGAGGTAAAGGAACTTCCTCTCGACGTATTTGAGAAAAAGATGTCCGTGTTTAAGGGTAAGACTCCTGGCAAGTTAATCATTAAGGAATATCCAACTGCGTCTGCGCATGCGGGTCATTTCAGACACTTGCTAAACGAGTTGCGCCTAAAAAAGAACTTCGTTCCTGATGTTATCTTCTTGGACTATCTTAACATCTGCGCATCGTCAAGAGTAAAGGGTGCAGCCGCAGCGAATTCCTATACTCTTGTTAAGTCTATCGCTGAAGAGGTTCGTGGTCTTGCGATGGAGTTCAACGTTGCTATCGTTACTTCATCTCAGTTTAACCGTAGCGCGTATGATAGCTCAGATGTTGAACTATCGAATACATCTGAGTCTATGGGTATCACTCATACCGCCGACGCAATCTTTGGTCTTGTTACTTCTGAAGATCTTGAGAGCAGAGGTCAGATCATCTTTAAACAGTTGAAGAACCGTTGGGGTGATCTAGGCCACTATCGTCGCTTCGTTGTCGGTATTGACAGAGCGAAGATGAAACTGTTCGATGCTGAAGAGAGCGCACAGAAGACTCTTTTTAAAGAACCGCAGGACGATAAGAAGCAGAAACGAAACGATAGTAAGTTTAAGAGTAGCGATGATAGTGATGAATCGGTTTTTGACAAGTCCACATTTAGTCAACAGTGGGACATCAAGCCAAAAGGTAAAAAAGGTCTATTTGAAGTAGGGGATCTACAATGAGCTACAGCGTGAAGAAACATGAAGATGGTTATGATATCCTTGAAAAGGACACAGGCTTGCTAATCAAGCTAAGCTGTTCCGAAGAAAAAGCAAGGGATCTCTGTCGAAAGATGAACCTAGGATCTGGTTTTAACGGCTGGACTCCTCCGTTCTTTACAACGAAAGTAAATGCAGTTTATGAAGAGGCGTAAAGCCTCTTCTTTCTTTTATAAATAAAAGAAAACTATAGGCTTATTAGATGCTTTCCTTCACAAAATACCTAAAAGAGAGTGAAATGACTTATGCAGAGATTGAAAAGAGTCTCAAGGGACTCGGTTACGAAATAAAGCAAGTCACGCGTACTAGGATGGCGATCGTAACTGATAGGAGATCCGATGCTCTAAATAAAGTCTTAACTACTTTCAAAGATTCTAAACTATTAAAGGATCGTCAGTCATTGAATATATCTTCTATCGGTGTTGTTCAAATTGGTCAAATTCAGGTAATTGCAAAACCTGCGTCAAGAAACGTTTTGAAAGCAGAGCAGGAAGCAACCGAGTCACTCATAGGTCTGATTAGAGCTGCTGTAGAGCAGGAAGGTAGACCTATAGACGTTCTAATAGGCTCATACAGAATAAAAGCTGTCGTGACAGCAGGATCTGACCAGATCCGCGGAGATCCTAAAGCAGATATCGCTCTTATAGATAACTCAAATAGAGAAGTAGGTTTTATCTCTCATAAGAAAGAAGGCGGCGCGAAAGCTTTCCAACAATACGGTGGTATCTCAAAGGATTCCGGTCAGTTGATATATAACGACGTTCTTGTAAAAATGTTCGTACAAGACGTTTATGAGTACTTAAAAACGGACGGTGGTGGCTATTCTATGGCAAAGGCCGGTTTTAGTGTATGGAGATACATTCCTAAAAATGCAGCCGGCGAACCTCTGATAGCTCGTTCTGTCTATGGGCCAAATTGGAGAAGAAACGGAAAAAACTTTGGGAGAGATTTCGTGCACTGCATAGGACAAGGAGCTCCTATACTTAAGAGAACTGTAACTGGTGACTATGCGCTATCCTTCTCGGAAGCAATGCATACGGCCGACGATCTATCTTGGATATATAATGGACCTTACAGGCCAATATTTGCTGCAACGTATAGAGCCGGAAGACAGTTAGAAAATACCGGCGCGATCATAAAGGATATGCGTGGTGGTATATATCCGTATGATTTTATTTCAAACAGAAAAGCGATAACGATATAAATGCTATCATTCAGATCTTTTATAACAGAACAGACTCGCGGCAAAGGTCTTACGATCTTTGACATAGACGAGACACTCTTTCAGACAAAAGCTTTAGTTAAGGTAATGAAGGACGGAAAGGTCGTTCAGTCGTTAGACAACCAAGCTTTCAATACATATAAGCTCAAGGATGGCGAGAAGTATGACTTTGGCGAGTTTACTTCCGCGGAGATCTTTCAGAACACTTCTGTCCCTATCATGAAGATGATTCAGAAAGCAAAGGCGATTATCCGCAACGCGGTAAACGCAGGGTCTAGAGTCATTATCGTGACTGCTAGATCGGACTTCGACGATAAGAAGAAGTTCCTTGACACGTTCAGACGCTATGGTATAGATATAGATAATGTATATGTCGAGAGAGCTGGAAACCTGAAACTTGGATCGAGTGCTAAGAACAAGCGTTTCATATTCCATAAATATCTACGTAAGGGAGAGTACGAGAGAGTGCGCTTCTTTGACGATGCGATGTCAAACATTACAATGTTTAAGGCTCTTGCAAAACAGTATCCTAACATCTCGTTTGAAGCATACCACGTTCACCATGACGGTTCAGTAAGGAAGGTATAATGCTTACTTTTAGAGGCTACCTCGCCGAAGAAAAGAATGTCCATATGGAACATGCTGAAGATGCCATACTCAATCTTGGTGTTGAAGGTACACGATCTACGATTAACTTTCTTAGATCCTTGAGAGACATGCTCGCTGGGCGTGCTCAGAAGGGTGTTAACGTGACTGTTAAATGGGACGGTGCACCTGCTATTTTTGCTGGAATAGATCCATCAGATAAAAAGTTCTTTGTGGCAAAGAAGGGCATCTTCAATAAGAACCCAAAGGTCTATAAGACGAACGCAGACATTGATGCTGATACTTCCGGCGATTTGAATACAAAATTGAAACTTGCTCTTGCTGAACTTCCAAAGCTCGGCATCAAGGGTGTGATACAAGGTGACTTTCTATATGCGAAAGAAGATCTCAAAGAAGTTGATATTGGCGGAGAACCGCATATTACTTTTCATCCTAACACGATTGTTTATGCGGTACCAAAGAACAGCAAGCTCGCTAAGGAGATCCTTAGATCTAAGATCGGAGTGGTCTGGCACACTCGATACAGAGGAGACTCTTTTGAAACAATGTCAGCGAGTTTTGGAGAGGAGATCGCGAGCGAGCTTAAAAAAGTAACGTCTATCTGGTCTGTTGATGCGGTCTATAAGGACGTGTCCGGAACAGCAACATTTACTGCAGACGAGACCGCAGCGGTAACAGAAAAGTTATCAGCCGCTGGTAAACTGTTCAATACTATTAAGCGTGAAACGTTCAACGGCATCTCAGAGAACGAGGATAGACTGATGAGAGTAAAGACGTTCATTAACTCCAAGATACGTCAGGGCGAGAGAATTCGTAATACATCCACGTTCGTAAGTGATCTGGTTGCATACCTTGAGAATTACTATAACGGTGAGATCGAAAAGAAAAAGACTGATGCCGGAAAAAAGACTGCCATGGCAAAGAGAGATGAAGTCATGGAGTATTTTAAAAAGACTCCAAGAGCGCAGATCGTGTCTATGTTTGATTTATACAATATCATCATAGACGCAAAACTTATGATCATACGTAAGTTAGATAAGGCAAAGAGAGTTGGCACCTTCCTTAAGACAGCCGACGGATATAGCG